CTTCATCATCAGTACAATGGCCGTATCCATTGTGAGTTTAACCAGTTGCGCTCGGATGACGGTGGAACTGTGTCTGGACGATTTTCCTCTAGTCATCCTAATTTGCAGCAAGTACCCGCTCGACATCCTGAGATTAAACAACTCATTAGAGGACTCTTCCTACCAGAAGAAGGATGTAGATGGGGCAGCTTCGATTACAGCGCCCAGGAACCACGATGGCTGATGCATTATGCATCTCTCACTCCTGCTACAAAAAATAACGTAAAAGTCCAAGAGATTGTGGATCTGTACCAAAAAGACGATCTTGACTTCCACCAAATGGTTGCGGACTTGGCAGGGTTAGAGAGGTTCCGGGCGAAGACAATTAACTTAGGAATTATGTATGGAATGGGGTTAGCGAAGTTGGCTGACATGCTTGGGAAAATCAGCATCGAAGAAGCCAGAGAGATCAGGGATGAGTATGACGAGAGGGTTCCTTTCATACGAACCTTGGCGTCTGAGGTCATGAGACGCGCTTCCAGTCGTAAAGAACTCCGTACTTTAATGGGGCGTAAGTGCCGGTTCCCTATGAGAGACAAGGGGTTCCGTTCTAAAACAAGCCCTATACATGTGGATAAACTCGAAGAGAACTGGCGCGATATAATGGCAACCCCTGAAGAGGAACGGGAAAAGAACTGGAGGGACAACGATCCCCGTAGATTTCGGGTCGCGTTCACCTTTAAGGCTCTCAATCGTTTAATTCAGGCATCCAGCGCGGATCAGACGAAGCAGGCGATGAAGGATTGTATTGCCAATGGCCATTGGCCAATGCTCACGGTCCATGACGAGCTCTGCTTCTCCATTGAGGACGACGCTCAGATCGAAAAGATCAAAGCGTTAATGGAAAACTGTGTGCCGGACATGAAGATTCCCTCACGGGTAGACGTAGGAATCGGGGAGAACTGGGGGGATGCGAAGTAGCTAGTTTGAGCCCGTGTTGGCGCTCATTCTTTATCTTTATCTTTATCTTTTTCCGCCGGACAGGGATCGGTCCAGATGTGGCAAAGGTAGTTGCTCTCAAGCACCTTGTACACCGTTTCTATTGGTATGCTCCAGGCCATGTGAGCGACAGGCCCACCAGCGGAGAACCCAGCATTTGAGACGGCGGATGGAACGCCAACCAATTCGTAGGAATTACTAGTGTCACTCCAGCGGAACAGTGCGCCGCCAGAATTTCCAAAAATTATTGGGGCAGTTGTAAGGACATAGCGATTCCCCTTCCACAACCCATCGTTAAATCCTACGGTTCCATCGGTGGAAAAGGGCGGGAATCCAAGCCCCGCCCCCACGGCGTATACCTTTTCAAATTGATGGAGTCTGTCTTCGAGAGGCATCAGATTTGCCACGTTCTCAACAAACCGTTCGGTGTCAATAAGGCGGACCACAGCAAGATCGGTGTTGGCATCGTAAGCGATAATTTCAGCCCGACGACCTGTCTTTCCGACCATGATCGAATAATCATTATATTCAAACCAAAATGCCTCAACCAAGTCCCTCGTTTCTTTTTTTATCTCTTTCTTGGCTCGGGGGTCCCACTCTTCTTTTATATGGATCGACCGCTTAATAACGTGATGGTTGGTTAAAATCAGAGTGTGGACTTCCATTTTACCATCAACATCGACCTTACCACTAAAAATAACGGTGCCGGAGCCTGTGCCAGTACCAGCCGACAATAGGACAGTCGTATAGAGCATCTGGTGATGCTTGATCCTATAATCAGTTGGTTCGCCAGCTTGGACAGCAGGAGCCCACAAAGAAAGCATCGCCAAGACACATAGAAAGTTTTTCATACTGGCCTCTTTGTTCTTACCCATGTTACTTTCGCGTTGCCGCTCTATCCGCTGTCGCTTTCCGTCGCCTTGCCGATAGAGCCTCTGCCGCTCTCTTCCGCCTTGCCGATAGATCCGCTGCCGCTCTCTTCCGCCTTGCCGATAGATCCGCTGCCGCTCTCTTCCGCCTTGCCGATAGAGCCTCTGTCGCTTTCCGCCGCCTTTCCGATAGATCCGCTGCCGCTTTCCGCCGCCTTTCCGATAGAGCCTCTGTCGCTCTCTTCCGCCTTTCCGATAGAGCCTCTGTCGCTTTCCGCCGCCTTTTCGATAGAGCCTCTGTCGCTCTCTTCCGCCTTTTCGATAGATCCATCGACCAGGACATTGTTGCCATCTGGTTCGCTTTCTTTATGGTGTTCTTAGGCATATCTATTCCTTCTTCTTAGTGGGCTACTTCTTTATAGAAGCCTCTCTAGGACTCTTGTCCCTGGCAGCAGTCGCCGTCGCCTATGCACTTGCAGTCAGCGCATAAAGATTTTTGGTTTAGCGCAGCCGCACTTAGGACAGACTGGACCAGGTCCTTCCGTCGTAGCGTCGAGCCTTGTTTCGGTTTTTAATTCCAACATAACTGCAATGCACCCACCCTGAGTGAGGGTCGGTCTCCTTGTAAAATTCCAGTCTGCGACTTGGTCAACTCCCATAGGGAGAAATGGTCGGATAGTTTCATTGTTGTCTCATACCACCGAGTAATTTTTCTTCTTCGATCCTTCTAAGAACGTCCTCTGCCCCGGGTACGTTCCCAGATTGTACGGCTCTTTTTATCACTTCTTCATAAGTAAGTGGAGAAGGGACATTAATAGGATCATAAATGGATTCTCCCCCTTGGGGGACGCCCGTTGTTGGTTGTCTTTGTAAATCACGAACACCTTCTTGCAATGATTTAGCACCCTCTCTTCGGCTTTCTTTTATTATTTCTCCAAGGATTCCGCTGCCTAAGATCAATGCTGTTTCAGAAGCAACAACAGAGCCAAGCCTGTTAGCCGCATATACAAGTGGCGTCGATTTAAAAACCTCTCCTAACGATGGCAAATCCGCACCAGCCTTTATAGCTTTATTGTAGTCACGGGATCTGGAAACAGGCTGTGTAACCAATCGCAGGATTAGTCTTGATCGTAAGACTCTACCTATTACTAATGCTGTTCCTAATGCACCAAGAGCCGCTGATATGTTAAAGGGGATAGCGGCAATAATGGCTAAAGCGGCAAGAGGTCCAGCGATACCACTATAGCCTGCGATGGGGGCATCAGAGACTTTGACAGCGTCATCGGCTAACTTAGTTAAAGACTCTACAACATCAGTTCCCAGTATGGTATCCAAAGCTCCATACTTATTTTGGGAAATTATATTCTTCTTCAGGGCTTTCCCCCAAGCCCCGCTTTGAACGGTGGCTTCTGAAAATCCTTCTTTCGCAAGGGACGCTCGAACAAGATTGTTCATAACCATGTCTTTGACGCCACCAACCTTCTCAAGTTCCGTTTCTCCAACAACAGCTTTTAATCTGTTATAAGAGGAGGGCTTGTTGAGTAGACCAGCAACCAATTTAGCAGAATTATCTATTTTCCCTGTTTTAATTGCACCCAAAACTGCGTCATCAGATTCAGCTATACCTCTTTCGGCAATCTCTTTTAAAGCTTGGACATGATTTTTTAACGGTTGATTTGCAATTCGGGGAATATAGTCAAAGAGTCCCTGACCAGCCTTTTCGCTCAAGCCTACCAGTCGGAAAGCATCCATACCTTCTCGCATCGTTGCCGCAGCCTCCGCACCAAATAAGGTGTTCTGCATCCCCTCCCCAAGTTTTGAAAAGTCGTCTGCAAATTTAGTAGGATCGAATTTTCCTACAGTTTGAGATTTCAAACTTGTTTGTTCCACCCACTCTTTAGCTAAAGAGTTTCTAACGGACTCTCTAATCATTTGAGGACTACTTCCAGCCCTAGAAACCTCTATAAGATTAGCAATTTCTTTTTCATAAGCCTTTCTTTGTGAAACCCTTAGTACGTCCCCAATGGGAAGTTCCTCAATAAATCCTTCAATCTTTGGGACCGCTCCCTTTAGGCCGGAAGTATCAATAAACTTTTCTGCCTGTTTGAAGTTGCCTTTAATCACAAACTTCTGAAGCTGTTCTAGAGCCTCTGTTGCCCCTGGCTGTACAAGACGTTGCGCCAAAACCGAAGAAGGCGTGACAGCATCCAGATACATTTTGAGTTTGGGTACGTTGCCCGGTTCAACAATCGCTCTCAGAACTTCGTTATTGCTGTTAAAGAATTTTTCTTTGGACCTTTTGACGATTCTATTAACAGCGGCATTGTTGTATTGTTCTTGTCCCTCTCCCCAAAACTTATTTGCATCGTCCCATTGTGATAACCCAGTACGAATACTGTCTAATTCAGCGGGTGCTACCTCCTGGCGGTAAGCCCTTCCCCCAATTTTTGCTCCTGTTTTGGGATCAACGGCTCCTGCCGGGTGATATTTAATTTCAAATCCATCGCTGACGATCTTACCTAATCTAATTTGCTCTGCTTGAAGAAGCTCATCGACAGAGTTAATAAGTCTTCCTATCCCTGCTTGGGCGGCGGGGGCCACCAAATCTGGGTCCCCTGCGGAAAGACGAAGAGCACTTTTTAATTGCTGTAATTGACCAATATTCATTTTATCAAATACAAAGTTGCCCTCTTTGTCTTTCGATAGTAACTTTTTGAAAAGAGTGCCGGAGTACTCAATAAAAGGATTATCTTTTTTCAGTAGCCTCAAAGTTTTTCTTATAGGTGCGGCATTAAATGTGCCATTTACGTCGAGGGTTGTTCTGGCTATGTCATATAGATTGTCGGACTCTGTCCGAAACAAAGTAGCATTTAGCGCGAGACTATCTACATACTGCTCTGGCAATTTTTCACCAGGTACATATACATCTTTGTATCGTTTTAATTCTGCTGAAACAATGTCGTCAAAATGTTGTCGGCTAAGTTTAAGGGCCTCGTCTGGATTCGCCAAAGATTGCTTCACCAAGTTCCCAACAAAGGCGTTGTTGTCAGATAATAAACGTAAAGCTTCCTTTTCAGACAGAACTCCTTGGTCAAGATCTTTAAGAACTTTGTTTATGTACCCTAAGTTATCTCTTCCAACTGCTTTATTTGGCACAATCTTTTCATTTATGGAGAGAGCCCGGGCAGCAAGGCTTTTACCAGCAGCCGCTTCTATGGTTGGGCGAGCTCCTCCTTGTATCGCGGCTCTCATGGAAGCTAGGGACTCTTCTCTGGCCTCTCTAAAAGCTTTATCTGGAGAGCGGCCAGCGGCGATTAGTTCCTCAACACGTTTTTGGGATACTTCGGGTCCTCGACCCTTAAATAACCTTCCCAATCCATAGGCCGCTAATCTACCACCACCCTCAAAGAAGAAGTTTAAGGCTCCTTCTGTGGCTATCATGGTAGCAACTTCACCAGCAGACTGACGATTTAGACCTTG